GCACCGTTTGTTGCTTCATTCGGAGAGACATATAAGTATTCTAACTGCCACTGACAAATCCCAGGACTGACACCGTTAGCACTCCAACCTATTTTAAATACGGGTGCTACTGACTTATCCATCTGACTTGGGAGTTTTAAAGTCCCTGCTATAGATTCTTGGTTTCCTTCTACGGCTTGGTCGTCAAACTCCCATGCTCCGCAAAGACCATATTCAACAAAAGCGGCAGGGTTCCCGCCAGGGGCTTTAATACCACTGGCTGTGATGTACATATCCACAGTCGTTCTTGCTGTGCCTTCAAATGTAAGTAACCCGTCTGTTTCAAAGTTTGCGTAATTTGTTGCGATATCACCGAACTTAGACACCCCTTCATCAAAGGCTGCTGTTATTACTCCATCCGCATAGACTTCCAATCTGTCATTATCATAAACAAGGTAGGTATTATCTGGAGCTGCCGTACCACTTGGCGTTGCAGAAGGTGTTGCCGACACACTAGCACTTGGAGTTGCACTTACCGAAGCCGAAGGTGTGGCTGAGACTGAAGCACTCGGTGAGGGACTTGCACTCGGTGAAGATGAGGGAGTAGCTGAAGCCGTCCCTGAAGGTGAAGACGAAGGAGTAGCACTGGGTGAAGGTGAAGCACTCGGTGTGGCACTCGGTGTCGCTGAAACACTTGCTGACGGCGTTGCAGAGGGAGTTGCCGAAACACTCGCTGAGGGAGTTGCACTTACCGAAGCCGAAGGCGTGGCACTAGGTGTAGCACTCGGAGACGGTGAAGAGCTCGGTGTAGCCGATACACTTGCCGAAGGTGTTGCCGAAGGTGAAGAACTTGCACTTGGGCTGGAACTCGGCGTAGCAGATGGACTAGCCGAAGGCGTTGCGCTAGGAGTCGCACTGGGTGAGGGCGAAGCAGACGGAGTAGCACTAGGGCTCGCTGAGGGAGATGAGGATGGGTCCGCACCAGATGGACTTGACGATGGAGAAGCACTTGGTGTAGCCGAGACAGACGCAGAAGGTGTCGCTGATTCTGACGCCGATGGCGAGGCCGATGCAGACGGCGAAGACGATGGAGTAGCCGAAGGAGTTGCTGAAGGTGTGGCGGAGGGGGTAGCCGAAACTGAGGCCGACGGAGATGCTGACACACTGGCTGAAGGTGTCGCTGATCCAGCTACAACGTATTCATCTGCGCCAATATCCCACGCTGAACGTGTATCACCATCAATATCATCAGTAAAAGTACCAGATAAATCAACACCTTCTCCGATAGCGTCTGATGTTGCTTCAAGGTGGAAATCCTCTGAACCTGCTCCCACAGCAACAAAGTCTGGGGTTAGTCCATCTGTATCACCCCAAATAGAATTACCCGCCGCTTCAGGTGCGGTGTCGTCTTTGGAGAAGTTATAGTCAGAGGCACCATCAAACGACCCATTAAAATCTGTTCCGTTTGAATGGGATATTACGTTTTTACAAAGCACTGTTTGGGTTCCATCAACCTCAATCCCTGAATTCCCGCATCCATAGATTGTTGTATTGTATATATTGAATGTTTTCGCCGCATTACCAGCAATCCACATTCCGTGTGCTGTGCCCCCATCCGTAGCAATTTTCTCTATGATGCAATTTTTAATCGTCACTATTGAAGCATGTAGATTTGATTCGCTATACATACCGTAGGAGGTTGAATTGTTAGAAGAACCCTTTGAGATGATACATTTATCTATAATCGTATTTTCCGTGTTATAGAACTTAAACCCACGACTAATCTGATTATTACCGTTAAAGGGGACAAGAAGTAATCCCGTTATGATAACATAATCAACCGAGGTAATTGTTACGGTTCCAGTTACTCCTGGGTCACTTTCTATGTCTAATGTATAACCCCCACCGATGCTTGTTCCATCGTGACGAGCGGCAGAAGTTGTGTAGATGTTAATATAATCATTAACGGTTGCTACATAGGTGTCTATGCTGACAACTGTTGTATCTGGACTCGACCATGTTCCATCAATTTCAATATCAAACCAACCATCGCCAGTTAAGTCCTGTTCGTTATCTGCCATACACGCTTCAAGAGTAGTGTAATCACCATCGGCGGGTTTGACTGTTTTATATAGAAACTGTGCCATTAAATAACCTTAGGTTGAATAACCTCTTTTGAATCACCAGTCTTTACGACTATTTTACTCTCTGTTACTGATTTAGTAAGTTCAACAGTATCCGTCTTTGCTGTGATAGCTGCATCAACGTCTGTTCCTAGAATATTATGCTTTCTCTTGCGGAGCGTAATTGGTTCTTCTCCAGTAGTGTCCAATAAAGACTCTTCATATTTTTTGGCATCTTCATACTTCATTCCAGGAACCTTAACAACAACATAGTTTGGCAGACGTTCAGACTTTCCCCATATCCAGCCGTCAGGTTTGACAACGATAATGTCACCCTTTTGAGAACGGGCCGTATAAGTCTCTTTATTCCCATCAGGCAAAGCATCAACTTCTTTTTGTGTCAACTCATCCATCCAGTGATTTTTTGCTCGTACAAGTAATTCAGCCATTCTATTCCTCAGTTATTTCATCTTGAATTGATTGTTGCACAAGTCTTAATTTATCGTTTATAGCGTCCCTTCCCTTCAAGAGACGGTAGCACAGGGCTTCCTTTTCAATCTTAGTCATTGCTTCTAGGTCGAATCCGTTCTCCACGAATCTCCTCCTGGTTAAGTGAGCCACACGGTTTATCATTTAGTCCTCTTGTATTTAGAGTTCCTTCTGGTGGCTCTGCTTAAAGTATGAAACAGACCAAAAGGATTATAGTCAACGTCTCCGCAGTAGTACCCATTAGGGAACATATAAATCGTAGGTCTTTCGTGGTGAACTAAACCTTTGCCGGAAGCCTCGTAATCGTGCCACGCTTTCTTAAAGAGTCTATCCTCACCCTGTGGGTAGGGCTTGCCAATCCTGTCTTCTAAGTACCCGCCCAACTCCCAGAAGATGTCTTTACGCATCAGAAAGTTATTGGGCAGTGGTCCGAGTTTCAGTCCTCTGCGTTCAAGCCTACTCAGAGGAAAGCCGTAGGCAACTAAAGTCGTTATATCTTGTGTAAAGACCCCGTTCTCATCTATGACGGCGAACTCTCGAATAAACTGTATCTTGTCTCCAGTAAAGGCACGGCAGGCATCTAGTAACTCTCTGGTGATAATGTGGTCGACGTCGTACATTAGGAGGTACTCGCCAAGGGCGGCCTTAGCTCCCTTGTTACGAGCAAGAGCCCATGTCCACGGACGTCTGTCGTTTGTCTTAATAAGCCTGACCCCGTCAACTTGGAGGGCGGGATCAGAACCATCATCTACAATAATTATCTCAACGTCATCAGGTATACCAATGTTCTTAAAATGTATAAGCTGTCTTCTAAGGACTTCCGAGCTGTTTAGGACAGGAATTATTATTGAGACTTTCTTCATCGTCTTTTGATTAGACAGAGGTTGTAGTAGAAACTGACCGACTCGACCTCAAGGGCGTTAATAGAATCGACCATCTCAAAGAGTTTCTTCTGGGCTGTCTTGTCTTCCGTGCCTCGCCAGAAGAGGTCTTCAATGACATAATACCCGCCATCATTGACACTGTTCCATAAAATCTCTAATGTCTCTTTCTGATGCTTAGGGTTGTGGGAACAGTCATCAACGATTAAATCAAACAGTCCGTACTGGACGACCTCGTTCCTAAAGAAGTCCTTATCACCCTGAACACCCTTTAAAAGTGTGACCCTGTCCAAACCTTTAACAAGCCTCGCCCTACTGATGTCTTTATCGACTCCGTATATGTGGGCCTTCGGGAAGACGTCGTGCCACAACAGTAAAGACCCGCCGTGGGATACGCCTATCTCTAAAATCTTTTTATACTTGTCTCTCTTGTCTGATAAATACTTATCGTAAATAGGTGTGTAGTTATGTATCCAGAACTTATCCGTTCCCCTAAAGGATTCTTTGGCGAACTGTTTGACGGCTAACCCGTGGATTGAATCGTCAGGAACAGTGTCTCCGTGGGGATCACCCTGCATTAGTTCAAGGGTACGCCTGTCCCTAAAGACTCTTATAGGGATGTTGCGGCGACCCAAAGCCTTCAGCACCGCAAGCCGTCTCAGTCCTCTGTGGATGTTTAGTTTACCCCTCTTTTCGTCTCTCCACGCTTCGAGAGGTTCACGCATCCCGAAATCTTTGATATTGTTATAGAGTCTAATCCCGTCCCGCATATTAACTAAACACTTACTTTCAGGAGAACGTCCTCTAAGTAAATACAATAGGTAGGGATGTTTCTTCAAGTCGGCGTCAGTCGTGTGCTCAGTTATCTTTCCATCGTGGATGTCCTGAAAGAACTCTAAACAATGCTTAAAGAGCGGAAGTCGGTTCATCTTCCTGTAGTCCCAGAAGAACTCCAAATCCCTCAAGATACCCTCTATGCTGTAGGGATGACCGTGTATACAGGGTTCTTGACTACGAAGTTTTTGCACGACGCCTCTCGAATTTATCAACCCAATACTGTGACGTTCCCCAGTTCGTTAGTTCCTTTTTGGGTTCGGCGTCCTTCCCCCAGAACCTTCTGCCTGTTATGTTCTTTTTGTGACAGATGACCAGATTAGGTTCCTCAGTCTCAAAGTTCTCATACTCGTAATTATCTTTGAGTCCCATCTCCTTGTTCCTGTCACCCGCCTCTAGGCACTTAATTAAGACTTCCCTGTCGGCGATACACTGGCTAAGAATAGATCCTCGTCTGTAGGTGAAGATATTATCGTTGAGGTGGAGGAGCCATCTGTTTAAATTGTACCCAAAAGGCTTCTTAGGGCGGAACCTGAAATGCTTAGGAGTGTATAAACAATCGTCTTCACAAAGAGCAACGTATTTAGTAGTGGCTAATTTCGCCCCTATCAAGACCTGTCTGTAGATGTTCTCTAACGACCTCTCTTTAGGAACTACTATGTTCTTGCCTAAGTCCATAGGTTTTTGAGAGACACTGACTATGGGGTAGCCGTGCTTCCTTAAAGACCTTAAGACTGAATACTCAATACCTTTCTCTACGAGGTTCGCCGTATAATAGACAATGGTTAAATCATTCTCTGTCCAATCAGGCGGGTCGAACTTATCAATCATCCACTGGAACTTACGTTTGGCTAAAGGCCACTTATCATTGAGCCACAAATCTCTTGAATACTTACGGGCTTTCTCTTGGTCACTACCACGGAGTTTATACGGAAAGCCTTCTCCTGTCTTTCCACCCCTGAAGTAGTGGGCGAACCAAGTCTTCTTATTTACTTTCATTGAACCGCCGGACAGCCAAGCCTTGCAGGCGACCTCGATGCCCATCTGCCCCCATCCACCGTGTCCCTCGTCCATACCACCCAACTCTAAGAAACGGTCTTTGTGCATATAGAAACAGGGCCCCATACAGTCCATAATATCGTCTATCATTATATTATTACGGGGTTGTTTAGAACCGTAGTAGGTAGACCGAAAAGGCTTCTCAACCCGTGGACTACTGATATACATATAGTCCGTTCTCTTGTGGAGTTTGGGCTTCCAGGTCGAGACGTCAAGATTGTACATACGTCCGACCATGGTCCAGTCTGGTTGACACTCAGCCATCATTTTAACATCGAAACCTTCGTCTATAGCAGAATGAGCGTCAAGTTTGCAAATGAATTTTGCCTTTGATTGTTTAACAGCATAATTTATGGCGGCTCTCTGACCTATGGATTCAGGAAAATGAAAGAACGTAACTCTATCGGTATTTGTCTCTATTTTAGGGTCTGGTAAATAGCCGTCAAGAACAACAAGTATTTCCGAGTCGCCACGAATATTCTCTAAAATATTATGAATTGTTTTTTCCAGATATTTTTCATTGCGGGCTGGAATAATAAAAGAAAGGTCTGGCATTTTACTCCCACATATGGTATAATTTATCTATGCTAAAAGTATCCCTTACTGAGAATGAACAGAAGCGTATTCTAAGCAAAATATCCTTCGACCCAAAAACTGGTTGTTGGAATTGGACTGCCGCAAAACTCAAGAACAGAGGATATGGTGTCTTTAATTTCCGAGGAAAGACAGAGCTGGTCCATAGACTTCTTTTTGCTTGGCTTATAGAACCCCTTCCACAGGGGAAGCGTGGGCTTGTTCTTGACCATGTAGTTTGTAACAATCGTGCTTGTTGTAATCCGAAACATCTAAAACTTGGTACTCAAAAAAGTAATGCTCTTCGTGGCTCAAGTCCCCCGTCCATCAATTCAAGAAAAACACATTGCCTTCACGGGCATCTTCTTCCAAGTAAACCAAATGAATTTTGGGGTAAAACAAGGGTCGGAAGACGTTGTCTTATTTGTAGACGGATAAATGCGAATCGTCGTTATCATTCTCGTTGATTGTTCGGTTACACTTTGCACGAACCACCTTCTTGCAGTAAGGACAATAGAATGGGAACTTACTTTTTAAATGTTTATGCTTCATTTAATCTCCGTCGAATATCAGTTTTTTGCCAGCCTTTAATATGAAGTCAACATCACCTATGTAAAGCCACGCTCCGTCTTTAAGGAAACTCCACCTACCCGTGTCCCTAACAAGGCAGACAGTCCCTTCCTGCCAGAGAGTTGACCTCTCTGAAGCAGTGTCTACAACAACAATATTAGGATACGGTGGGAACCAAAGTGCCATTTAATATCTCCTCAGTGCGTGCTGTCTCTTACCAAGGTCATCTATCTGTTTCTGAAGTTTAATGAACCGCCACATCTTGTCCCATCTCTTCTCGTCTCTGGCGGGGGCTCCGAGCTTGTTCTCCATGTTACTGATCCTCAGAAGGATGTTCCCCATGGTGGGGTCTTCACACCGTTCCTTAGCCCAGTTAAAAATGTCCCGTATCTTACCAACTTCTTTTGTTTGTACCGTACCTAAGTCTATAGATAAGTGCCTAAAGACGTCTATAGGAACGTCCTCCCATGTCATGGTGTGGACGCCGCCTTCTTGTGTGACTTGGGGGGTTTCTTGTTCCACTAATGCCTCCAGAATTAAATACCAGTATTAGTTGGGTCACTACCGAAATCGTCGCCAGGGCTCATTTTACCGATTAAATTGTGGATGAGACTATAGATGATTCCATACCTGACAGCGTAATCAGCAACTCTTAAAGCACCCTTGCTGACTGTTTGTGCTAAGGCTGTCTGCTTGACACTCTCATAGATCTCAGGTGTCATTATTTTCTTGAGGGCTTCTTGCGTAGCTGGGTTGCGTAGGACAGACCTGAAGCCTACTTCTGTATTTCCTAACTTGGTAAACTTCTCAAGAAGGCCCGTCTGTGCCTTCGCCCTCCCGTACCAAGCGTCCGTCTTAATCATTGCAGGGAAGGTAGTGTGTTTTGCAGCCTGTATCTGACCAATGAACTGCATAATCTCCCTGTCGGAGGGCCTTACGTTTCTTCCAGCCAACTTCGCCTGAGAAACAGTTTCCTTCAATTCATTAACCAAGTCTTGAGTTTGTTTGAGACTGAGCTCACCCTTCTGATTTATCGCTTTTCTTAACTTCGGGGAAGCGTTGACGAGTGACTTCATCTTCCTCGAATCTTCCATCTTCCGAGGCAGGCTTTCTAACTGTTTAGATATATCAACTTTTCTTCCAGGGTACTTTAGGGAGTTTTTATAAAGAGCCTTCTCAAACACGGCTTTCATCTTTTTAGAGAAGTCACCCTGAGATTTTCTTATTCCTTTACCAAGGTCCATAATACTTGTATTAGACAGCGTTTTTATCAGATGTTCTGCCGCACCACTGAAAGCACCAAAAACGCCACCGCCAACAGCACCAGCAGCAGTCCGTCCACCACGAGCCCTCCAATCATCAAATGCTTCTTCAGGTGATGTGTAAGCACCACTAGCCACACCCAGTGTAATTGCACCCTTCAATGAACCCTTGGCTACATTCTGTCCGATAGTTGCTGATGGTAAACCCTTCGTAGCCGCTGTGCCGAGTTTAGCCCCACCCTTCATACCAACACCCTTAATAAACCCAGCCGTCTGAGCAACTTTATCAAGTATAGGAGCGATATCTCTACCAGTCGGCTTATTGAATGAAGCAGGTATCTCTGTAGATGGTATTGTCTTCCCGTATTCACGGAGGGCTCTCTCAGGTAATCCGAGAAGAGCAGTATCAAAACCCTTAGCTATAGGAGACGACAACTGGGAGATAGTCCTCAGCCCAGCAGCTTGCCAAGGCTTCAAACCTCTCTGAGTCCACTCCTCTGTTGTAGGTAGACGCCAGGCATCACCAAGCTCAGTCTTTCTTCCAGTGGGATCATCTAGGAGTTTGAGGGAAGTTTTCTTAGTAACTTCCTCTTCAGTATCATGTAGAATTTTCAGAGCCATATCATTCTTCCTCGTTTATACCCATCTTATTACCCACCATAAATACAGCACCTACAGGTAGGTTTGCCTTCTCAGCTTCTCTCATGCTAGAGAACTTCTGTTTCTTTGGAATGAGTTCTTTCATTCGGGCAATACCCTTCCTTGAAAGGATATTGGGATTAGTCTGATAAGATGAGAAGTAATACTGCAACTCAAGTCTTTTTGTAAACTCTCTCTTCAAGTCATTGATGGCCTGAGTTCGTGTCCTCTCACCCTTCGTGGAAATAGCTGGAAGCTGAGACAAGAGTTTCCCCGTCTTAGGGTCTGTAGCGGTGTTGAGTATACCCTCAGCGTTCTGAGACAGGGCTGACCCGAAGACGTTGCCCATAGTAGTAACGACATTTGAGATACTTGCTTCAGTTGTCGCACCTACGTTAGCTGTTGACTGTTTGAACATCTTAGCACCCTGGATGGCTCTCATATTAGGAATAAGAGCTCTCGCAATGGTAGCTGATGCTTCCTTCGATGAACTTTCAAATGCTTCCTTGAACTGGTTAATCTGTGGAGGTGTTAATTGTGAAATCAATCCAAGGAAATCACCAGGTTTCGTCCCAGTCAACTTGAACTGCTCATCGGCGAAAGCAAACTGAGCGTTTAAGTTCGTGTCAGTAGTTGAGCTAACACGCATATAGTCTCTACCGGCCTTTGCTGCTTCCTTTGCTTCTTGAGTGGAAACTGCCTTTGATACAGCCTCACCAGCCTGCAATCTGGAAGATTTACCCCACTCCTTAACCTTCATATTTCCACGAAGACCCTCTTCTACCTTTGTTGGTTCCCACTGAGCTCCACCTAGGTAAATACTTGGAGATTCACCAATCCCTTGAGGACCCATTGTAGGACGAATCGGAACTGCTCCTGAAACTGTACCAGGCATAACTTGTCCATCTGGGGCTCCGGCGGGTGTTCCCATCTGAGATGTAAGGTAAGCATTATCTTCTTCAGTGAAAGGTATGTCCAATTCCTTCTTTAATTTAAGCTCATTCATCCGAGCCATATTTCTCTGGGCCTTGACACGGGGATCATTCTCCTCTTTCCACTTCTCAAATTCAATCTTTTGGAAGTTACCCAGATAATTCTGCCCAGTCAGACCGCCACCTATACCCATGGCGAGGTGGGCTACTAGACTCTGGAGTTCATTTCTTTTTTTCTTTGCCATTTGAGTTCACCTTTTTATCTAATTCTTGCACTGCTTTCACAAGGACAGCTATAAGCGGAAGGAACTTTAACCCCTCAACTATCCCGTTTCTTTTATGAACGGCTTCAGGGATTACCTTCTCAACTTCTTCAGCTATGAGCCCGACCTCGTGAATATCATTCTCTTTCCAGTCGAACTCTACTACTCTTAGTTTTCTTAATACGTCTAATCCTAAGCCCATGTTTTTATGTTCTTTTTAAACCTCAGAGAACTTGCAGCAGCAGGAGCAGCCTGAGCCAATCCACCTAACCACGAACCTGCACCGCCGAGAGCACCACCAACCATTTGACCCATCATCTGATTCTGGCTACCCTGTAACTGAGCGTTAGCACCGTACATGCTTGAGTAGGCGTTGGAGTAGTTACCATAGGTGTTGCCCATATAGTTCATGTTAGCTGTAGGCGTGAAGTTGCTCATATAATCCGTAGTGCCTGGAGTCTGAGGCTGGGCTAAGGGCTGTCTTCCTGCTACTGACAGACCTAAGTTTCTATAGTAGTTCTGCCAGTCCTGACCCTGTTGTAAGAGACCACGGGACATATAATCAGCACCTGAACCTGCAAGGGCGTTAGGACCTAACTGTGCCCTCATATTCTCTTGATATTGCTCTCTCATCCAGTCGGGGACGCCAGCTTCCATACCCTGGGAAGCCTGACCTGCCAACTGCTCCTGAAGGGCAGTGGTTTCAGGGAACATCTGCTGTTGAGCCTCGAACATAGCTTTACCCATAGGAGCGGCATACTGCTGTGCCAAAGCGACCTGTTGTGCCGCCTGTAAGGGAGCATACTCCATCTGGGTCTGGTAAACCTGTGGTAAAGAATCAGCCCAAGCCTGTGTAGCATCTGCTGTTGACGGCTGTGGGGGTGGAGTTGGGGTAGAAACTTCATTTTTTGCCATTACAGGACTCCTTTTTCAATATCAAACTTACGGGTGTTACAAAACTCTCGTCTTTGTTTGCACTCTCGAATCTTACTTGCTTAATATTTGGATACAACTTCAAGCCCAATATGAGCAGTTCTTGAAGCACGGACTTATTTCTCTTGTCTGGACGTATTGCTGCATCAAAAATAGTCGCTTCAACCAAATCTATTATATTAAATCGACAAACACCAACCAACCCTTTCTCGTCTTCTAAACAGACTATGGTTTTATACTTTAGATGAAGCGTCACTTCATCCAATAATTGACTTTTAGTTTTATGTGCGTGTCGGTAAGTACAATACTTCCAGAGGAAGTCTGTTAAATCCTTAGCTAGGGCGTTTTCCATTCGGGTGCTGTAGCTCCTGCGTTCATTGTCAAGACCTGTCCCGCTGTTCCCTTGGCTAATCTGATCCAAGCAGTGCCATTGAAATAGATTATGTCTCCTACCACCTGATCCGCTATAGCCCATGTAGAGTCATCTACCAAAGTATGTAGCTTGGTATTAGTAACGCTGCCATTTTTATCCTCTAATTCTTAAAATTCTAAAACGGTGAGTTTCCCATAACCAGTCGAAGTACCAGTAGTAGCTTTTATTCCAGTTACAATGAAAGTAACTGAACCACTAAGACCCGTAACTATCCCACTCATAGCAAGAACAATCTTAGCTCCATTGAGCGGAGTTTCTGTATATGTCTGGAGAACTGTCGAACCATGTTTCAGATTGAATGTATGTTCTTCCGCCTCACCCACAAGACAATAACCTGTGTATATAACAAATATAGTTTTACCAGCCGTACAGGTTTTAGCTTGACTTAAAAACGTAGTTTCTACTGTTTGAAAAGTTGTCCCCGTATCTGTGTCATTTTCCTGTGTCATTGCTGTGACACCCGTTAGAGAACTTCCGTCACCATCGGGAGCCAATACATCAGTTCCTATGACTAAACCAAGTGCCGTTCTTGCATCAGCTTCGGTGGAAGAACCTGTCCCACCGTCTGCAACGGCAAGGTCTGTGATACCGTCTATCGTCCCACCGTCTATATTGACTGCACCCAAGGCCTGCGTAGCCATTGTATCTAAGCCAAGGGCTGTCCTTGCCGCCGCTTCAGTAGTAGCGTTAGTCCCACCACTAGCTATGGGTAGAGCCCCAGCACCCGCAGGAACGTCTGTTACACTAGTTATCTTAGAACCACCGACACTGGCAATCAAAGCGTCTGTAATCTGAAGAGCAGAAATATCTGCCGTCTTGATTGCCGTAACCGTCCCATCGTCTATAAGAGCATGGAGTTTGGCAGCCGTTACCTCTTCCGTGGCTCCGAATGTTTTTCCTTTTCCTAAAACTCCCATGACTTAACCTTTCAGAATTTTGTTGGCTTCTACTTCGCCTTCATACATTGATTTAATACTAGACACATCCTCGCCGTGTGTGAGGGTAACGAAATCAGTCATCCCGTCCTTCATTGTTTCTTTTAGGATAACGGTCTCGCCGTTGTGAACTAGTTGAATCTCGTAAACATTCTTGTTCAATCTCTTATAAGAGACTTCAGGCTTGTAGCCGTGCATCTCATTGTAAGCATCGTCTAACTTAGTCTGCCTGGTAAATTCCATTATTCTCCTTCGTATTCTTCGGCGAATGTTATGATGCTGTAACCATAGAAAACAATGTCGTCTGTATTGTCATCATCGTTGACTATCTTTAACTGTAGAGTTCTCCACGGACCTAGACTGTCTAGGTGGAACTTCTCTCTTATGACGTAACTATCCGCCAATGAGAAGGGAAGATCCACGGGCAGGGTAGGAGCCGAATCAGAAGATAGGTCCATAGAACCAAGAGTCTCGAAGTTCTTTCCGTCTATTGCTACAGAAACAACAAGTGAGTTCCCGCTACCTGCGGCGTCTGCTTCTAACTCTAGTTCCCCGCCGTTCTTTTCTTTCAGGGGTTGTCCACCGTCCTCTTCACGACAAGTCAACGTCGCTGTGATAGCCACGGTGTTGTTATTCGTCCCGTACCACATCCTTGAGACAGCACCGTCGTTTGAATCTATACTATAGAGTCTTTCCTCACTGTTTATCTTGACCTTACCCCATGCCCCGACATTCCAACCCTTAATGACCATCCAAGAGTTTCTTGCAGGATAGTAAACCCAGACCTCATTGTTATAGGTGGAACTATCAACGGGTAAAGCAATGAAATACTTATTGTCAAAGTAGATGGCACAAGCCTTAGAGATGTAAGTCCAGTTAATAGACTCAAACTCTTCCTTTAGGGAATAACTCAACGGGAAGGACTGTCCCATCTGAAGTTTGTCAACCTGCGTCCTGAATATCCCTCTTACACCGTCTGTGGCTAAGAAGAGAACATCATCACCGACCTGTACGGCAGTCTTACCTGCTACACAACCTAGGTCGAGTATCTTTTCAGGCTTGTCTGTTGCTGCGGGAGTCGTTGAGGGGTTTATACCGTAAACGGCGTCAGAGCCGAGACAAAGTAAGCCCAAGTCTCTTAATCCGATGATGGCTTTCTCATCTCCCACAGTCATGTTGTAATTATTACTCGTCCTGTCGAAGGCTCCATTGTAAGTAGTGGGTAGAGCATCCGACCAGCACAATAGATTGTCTTTAAGAGCCCAGACACGGTTACGATAAGAAGTCAGTACAACCGTCTTAGGACAGTCATCATTCCCACCGCCTAAGTCACTGACGGTATAATCCTGAAGCATCTGATGGACGTTATCCGTGTCGTTAGCGATTAAAACGACGTCTCCGTTAGCTCCAGAGCAGGTTGCCTTGATGATGGTTGTTTGTTTGCCGTCCTCAAAACCTGTGTCATGTTCCGTGAAAGTTCCTGTTCCTGTCCAACCCTCTAATTTCTTCCCGTGGGTAACTAAGAGTTCATTTGTTCCGCCACGAGGCTCGAAACCAAACGCTCCTGTCCCTGCATCGTTACTTAAGTCTTCCACGAGGGTATATCCAGGAATTTTCTTCGTCTGTCCTGTGATACCGATATCCCATGATTCTATAGTCTCAACTTGGTTCTCAGCTATGCGGGAGGCATGCTGACGGGTATTGGAACCGCCAGAGAAGTCTCTCCGAATAACGAAAAGCTGAGGATCGTCTTTAATCTTACGAGTAGTCGCCATGTCTCACCATTGATGTCCCAAATAAGTTATAATCACCTGATATAATGTAGTTAGCAAGAGCAAATTCATACTTCTGTTCAAATGTAGTGGCTTTCTGGAACTGCCTCTTTGTGTAGTAGGCGTCTGCCGTAGCCCCTTCACGGATGATTTTACCCATACCGAGGGTAGGGATGTCTGAATCACCGAGAGTAGCGGAAGAAGCACCTGTCCAAGCGGTAGCCCCGCTCCTGAGCTGGACGTCATCGTAACGGTTGTTTAAATATCTCTTTGTCTTTGTGAGAAAGGCGGTTGATGTATCACCCACCATATCACCGACCTCAAAAGCAAGGGAGGCAAGGGCGTGGTATTGCATGAGTTCTCCTTAAAGTAAATTCTGATGCTTTATCTTCGGCCTCGATATCTCGAAGGCTGTTTTCCATTCTTTCATCTCACTCTGGGATAATACGATGCGGAGGTTCCTGTAGTGGATGTGATATCCGTCGTGAGAAAGTTCTATCTGAAAATGATTGCAATGTTCGTCTGGTGAGTCATTGATTAAAGCAGCGTGAAAGAATTTTCTGACCTTACCCATTAAACCTCCACCTTTGCTATACCCTCAGCCATGGCTTCAAATTCTCTCGGTGTTAATTCTAATCTGTAAATCCCGTCGTAACCAAAATGAAGATGAATATTTTCTATCATCTCTATTCTGAGGTTTTTTGTCATCCAAAGGGCGATGATAGGCTTGTTCGGATCTTCGTAACCTTTATATAATGGTTGCATAACCCTCCACCATTGGGACGCCTAAGTGTCTGTAGGCTGATACCCGTTTGTTTCCATCTAAGACATTATTATTCTGGTCTACGACTATCGGGTAGAGCTTGTAGCCTTCCTTGATGAGTGGAATGAAAAATTCCCCGTCTTTCTGCCTGGCATGGAGTTCTTCCGTAAGAAACCACCTTCTCCTGCCCGCGGGCTCCGAGGATATAATAAAGCCCCTATCCATGGACTTGTAGTCTGTCTGCCAGTGGAACTCACCTGGAGACTTGTCCGTCTTCCAATCCCCATACTGTCTTTCAAGGTACTCTTCGACGGGTGAAGGCATCAAGAACTCTACCCCATAGTCCATAAAATCTATTGTTCCGAACTTGTCAAAGATATACGAAGGATACACACACGGAATGAACCTTACGGTTCTATTTGGCGTAATATCAAACATAACCCTAAAACGAACAGAATCACGTTTATAATAACAAAAAATATCACCAGGTATACCATCCTTCACCCACGAAAGTTGTTTGTTTCCACAGGGATGTTCTTTTAGATGAAAGCTACCGAACCCAAGCTCGCTCAATCCTTCCCTGATGCTGAGTAGGTGTTGATCGTCCTCACCCAAGATACCTACATCTATGTCAAAATCTGACTCCATGAATCCGTTCTCACGGTAAGCCCCCAGAAGAGTCCCGCCGTCCAACCAGAACATAACTCCGACAGCATCTAGGACTTTCTTCAAATCAAGAAGTATAGTCAGTGCTTTGACTGTATTTAGCATGGATGTCTAACCACTCCCCTATTTCGTCTTCAGTAATTGAGAACCCTGTGTATTTCAAAAAATGCGGAAAGTCTTTCCACTTGTTTAATAACAACCACTGTCCTTGGTTATGTTCATGTTCTCTTTGGGGGAATTTAGTGAGAGTTCCTTCGCCGAAATGTTGAGCCGTCGTCTTAGGAGTAGCGTAGACTTTCTTCCCTGTCTTATCCCACATTCTCCAAAGGTAGTCAAAATCTGCAAATACGTTGAAAAACTGTTCGTCTAATAAACCGAGTCTCTTCTGAAGACTACGTTTTATCATCCACCAGCCACCAGGAGTTCCTTCCTCGACCCACGGGACATTGAATGTTGGACTTCCCTTTGTATGGGGGCAAGCTATACCTGCATCAGGGACGGTCTCTAGGACATCTACGAGAGCCTCTTCCCATCCCTCTTCGAGGAAGTAATCATTATTACCTGCTACGATGTACTGTCCACTGCTATACTTTATGCCGTCGTTTATAGCCCTGACGTAACCAAGATTCTTTGGGTTCTCTATATAGACGTCCGCTTCTTCCTTAAGATACCCTGCCCCAAGTTTCGACCCGTTATTGACTAAGACTAATTCAACATCAGATGCTTCCCTCACGGAAGACACACAACGATAAGTTAAGTCTAGTAATAACTTATCTGTAATCCAGCAAGGTATGATTACTGATGTTTTGACCAAAGGATACCCAAACCATTGTTGTTGCATCTGTTTTCAAATGTCCATCTTCCAGGAACTTCTTTAAGATAATCTTTTATTGCTTTCTTTACTTCAGGGTAACTCTCCGTATCGTGAAGCAGAACAACTTTCGCCATGGGAGAAAACTTGCGGAGTTCACCTAAAGTCTGGTCATAAGTATGAGACGTATCAATGAATAGAATATCTACTGGCTCTTCTAACACATAATCGAGGTCGTCTATCTGATGGAACTCCCAGAAGGGAGAATCAGAAATATGAGAACAATCTTCCTTATCTATACTTATGACTTTAGCGTTCAAGATTTTCGCCGCCTCCAGGAAGGCACTTGTTGAACCTCCATTCAAAACACCAAGTTCAAGTATCCTCTTGGCTTCTACATCTAGGGCAAGTTTTCTAAGGAAGGGAATATGTTCTATAATATCTTCAAACATCAAAACCTCACGAAGTCAGGGTCATCTCTCCACTTATCGTTGAATCTGTTCCTACCCAAAATCTCATCCTGACCAGCATCCCACTCGCCTCTGGATATAAGTTCTCTGAACGTTGGGGATGAATAATGTCCGAATACAACATCAGGAGTAACGAATATTTTCTTCCCAAACTTGTTCATGCGGAATATCCAATCCGCTAAGGCCCCACAGCTTATGTATTCTTCGTCAAAGAACCCGACGTCATCCCAAGTCTTCTTAGTGAACATCAAACAACCGTCAGCCGTGCTGTCTTCCCATGGAGTCGAAGAAAGACCCTTCTTTGCTCTAATGTGAGGACAGGCAATACCACAATCAGGTCTATCAAGAAGTTCTGTCAACTTCGGAATCCAATTACCAGAGAAGGTAATATCATTGTTACTTATAAAAAGATAATCTCCAGAGGCTAACTTAAGTCCTTGATTCGTAGCCCTCGTACTTCCTTTGCGGTGCTTATTCCTGATGTAAATATCTGCCGACTCTTGTAAGTAATCTCCTCCAACAGGAGAGGCACAGTCTATGATGATAAGTTCTACGTCTGCCGTTGCTCTCAAAGATTCGATACACTTTTGCGTGAGTGATAGAAGGAACTGATTCAATATAAGACACGGAATAATAACTGAGACTTCAGGCACTTTCCCACCCAAGGTGGTCCCTTAGTGCTTTATTGACTCTGTAATTTATAAACATCGGAAGTTCTGTAGCAGGATAGTTAAGCCTTCTCTTCAGGTCTCTCAGACTGTAAATACCCTTCTCAACGTAATCAGTAAGCCATTCTTGTATCTTTTTTGGATCAGCCTGCCTGAACCTTACGAAGGCGAAGGTCTCACCGACCTGTGGGACACAGTTACCCTCGAACTTGCCATCTAATCTTTCGTGGGGAGCGTCCATAAAACGACAATTATTACAAGCGTCATTACGAAACAATCTTAGTTCCCCGCCTATCTCCTTACAAATGGTTCTCTCGGTCCGTAGATGAAAGACGGTCAGCCAAGCCCTGTCCACCATCTTTTCATCAAAGACACCCAACAACCTTCGTATGTTTTTAAAGAAGTCTATAGTGGGTAATTCAATCGCTGTTAAATCCAGTACCCATGTATTGTCTTTAGGAGCCTTCTGAAGAGCGTAGTCAAACTGGTTGGCACAATTATCAAACTCTCTTTGGTAGAACTCTAACTTGGGACCTAAACTTTCAAGGTATTCCTTCGTCCCGTCTTTAGAGAAGTCGTCCAGAACAATGACCTTATCAGCCACCTCAAGAAGTTGTGGAATGAGGTTCTGTAAGTAGATGTAGTCGTTACGACAGAGTACTGTTACTACGAAAAGAGTTTCTCTTCCCATGCGTCAGCCACCCCCGTCCAGGAGAATGTATCCTTAGCCTTAACTACCATCTCTTCACGGATTCTCTGTTGTTTGACTGGGTCCAGTAGAAGGGAGATAAGGGCTTTACCATAGTGTTCATAAGTATCTTCCTTGTGGACATCTCCTGGATTCTTAAGACCCCACTTGACCGTCTCTTTCAGGGCGGCGTAATTATTAACCACGGGTACAGCACCGCAGACCTGAGCTCTCATAGCACCTATGCAGGAAATTTCTTCAAAATTCGTGGGGTAAGCCCAGATACCAGCCTTAGAATATTCCTTGGCTAGTTTCTTCTGTCCTACTCTGCCGTGTTCGATAATACCTGGCTGTTGCATCAGTTGGACCATCTCATCCTTCCAACGCTGATCCCGCCGACCCTCAAGAACCATAGCATCGTAGGTATTCCAACCGTAGAAGATACCTAGTTCTGCATCTGGGACTTCTTTTCTTATTTGAGGCCAGATGAACTTTAGGAACGGCTGTAAGCCCCTATCGTAACTAGAAGCCCATATCATCTTATGAGGATTACGCTCCTCATTGATTTTATCAAAGTCAGCCATGTTAAGACCGTTGCGGGAGACGAGTATCTTCTCTTCTGGGACGCCCTTTAACACGCTTTTGTGGAATTGAGAAAGAACGATAACATTGTCGTATGTCTCTGAGTCATCCATGAGGAACTGTTTCTTCCCAGGAATGTCATGGAGCCAAATCAGTTTCTTTCGTGCTTTGATATTCCGTTTCTCAAAAATGTTATGTCGCCAGGAGATGACGATGTTAAACTTGTCTTTGGGATTAAAGTCATAGAAGTTCTTATACTTGACTCCCCTGTATTCTCCAGCCAGTTCTCCACATTGGTTGTATATGGTGACGTCATATCCACGTTTTGTGAACTCTCTGGATAGATAGATGGTAGCCTCTTCTGACCCACCAATGCCTCCGACGACTGAACTATCCACCCAATCTTCCCAAGCTGGACCACAATAAAATACAATGGACTTATCACCCCAGACCCTCCCTGGTAGAATTACATTCTTTGCTACAAGCAACCTCTCATCGTGGGATATACCTCTTGGAATACTATTCACAAGATGAGAAAAGCTCCTCAAATCCTTCTTTACAAAATTCATCAACTTCAGATATGACTGCACCATATCGTTTTCATTATCTAAGTCTTTGAAGAAGTGCAGGGCATCTGTAATGCTCTTTTCTTTCGGAGAAAGTCGGTTAGCTCTTTGAAGAAGTTTGACCCCTTCCTTGAGCTTACCAACCTGCATATAACAAAGACCCAGTTGAGCCGTAGGTCTCCATGTGTAAGAAGTGTCGTCCATATTCAACATATGGTCTGGAGACTTCTTGGCAAACCCCAGCCTTCCCCACTCGATAGCTTTCCCGTATTCCTTCATCTCATAGTAAACAGAAAGGAATCTAAAGTAAGCATCTGGGTAGGTAGGTTGTAAGAGAACGGCTTCCACACAACAGTTAAGGGCGGGTTCTAACGTATTCAAAAATGTGTAGCAATCACAAAGTTGAACCCAAGCAAAATATCTGTCGTCACCCCAACCACTAGTCCTTAAGAACTGTTCAAAGAACGGTATTGCTTCCTTCCACTTCCCCATACCAAGGTACATACGAGCTATGTATCCAACTGTCCTGGGATCGGGCTTCTCCTTCGTCTCCTCGTACTCCTTCAGGAGGAGTTTGATATTCCTCTCCGCTGATTTGAGATGCTCTTCGTGGGAACACTTGTGGACCAACCATACCTTCGTCTCCTTGCCTGAGATTCTTTTCCTGGGAACTAGAGGGAGAAGGTTCTCATGGATAGCCTTATTCCAGTAGAGGTTCCCGTCATTCTTAATGATGGTCTCACGCCAATGCCTTGAATTACACTGTCCATTCTTATCAAAAGCGTAATAATACATCATGAAGATTTCAGTGAACCCCTGCTTTGCCGAGGCTGTGAAACTTTCACGAAGAAGTTCTGGGTTTATAATCTCATCGTCCGTATCGAGGCGAAGATAGAAGTCACTCTTTATCTTGTCAGCAAGGAAGTTCCTCTTGTGGGCGAAGTCATCACACCACTCGTACTTATAGAGACTGACCTTATCCCCCTTAACCTGCTCACAAATGGGGTCATCATAGGCAATAGCTATTTCGTCGAAGTATTTACCATAGTCTCTAATGATACGGTTCAACTGGTCAACTTCATTCTTCGCAATTATAGCTAAAGCTAACTTCATGAATTATATCCTCTCTGCAATCGTGAATTGTGGAAATCGCCTGGCGAACCACCAGAGGTCTTCTTTGGTAGTCATGAACTCTTTCTTGTGCATCCTCTCTAAACCCTGAAGGACGTAATACAATCCTGGAGGTAGAGAGAGACCCAACCGTATATCCTTGGGATTCTCTTTTGAGGCTCCGAAAGAGTTGTGTGTCAAAGAACGACGTTCCTTGTTCTGCACGATTATTTGTCGGCAGACTTTCATATTTTCAGGATCAGCCGTAAGCCACATGTTTATCATGTTACGGTAGGCTTCTTCCCTGTCTTTAGTTTTGTGCCATTTAGCCATAAAGGGGTCTGGGTTGATAGGCTCAACCCAGAAAGCCTTGATTCCTAGAAGTGCTGATGACCCAGGAAGGCACACTTTCCGCCTGCCCTGTCTTCGAGGGTGATTTCACCAACGATTTCAGCTCTTTCAGCGTCGCCTATCTTCGATAAATCCCTCATGTAGGGTTTACGGAGATAAGAAACGGCATACTTGTCACTATCGATACCAATGATATCGTGCGTCGTCGAATCAATACCCTGTGCCGCAGTATCAACATAACGGTGCAAGAACACCTTCACCAATGGGGCAAAGGACGATTCATAAACATCGACCGCATTAACGAGCCTTCTGTCATTAGAATTTACATTCTTAGTCGAGTTAGCTGTGAAGCCGTCAATACGTCTCTTGAGTGTTCCGCCTACATACACTTCGTCAATCTCCCCGCCATACGCCCAAACTTCAGCGAGATAATCAAGCAGGTTGCTTTCCGAGAGTGATGTGCCGGACTGGTTCGTAACGTTAGTAGCCACAATCCAGTTGTAGATGCCCTTCATCGTTCTACCAACAGACGCAGAACCGCAGTTCAGCGAGTTCAAAAGAATGGAATACTCAGCATCATTCTTCCAAACCTTCATCGCCTTTGCAGCTTCATACGCTTTTCTGTCAGCAAAAGCAGCGTGGTCAACACTTTCCTGCGTATCCGAAACGGAGAAACCCTGTCTGATAATCTGACAGTAGTTTATGTCCCTTGTGGGGTCCGTAACGGCGTAGGAAGCGTCTGCACCTTCAACATAGAAGTTGAATTTGGCTGCTTCGAGGGTATCTTCAAGCCACTCATGCCGCACCGATGATGCAGAAGTCGTCTGAAGACCAGACATCAACTGCGTCTCTGTGGGCGTGATATTAGTGATGAGGTCCAAAAGGTCTTCCCTTACGGATTCATCTGTGTAATAAGTGGTTGAACTTGCCATTCTATTTCCTTTTTGCTATGCAACCCGCTAGACCATCTTCCTCGCCTTTAGAAGTTCCTTAGTGACCTTCTGAAGGTCTTTCTCAGAATTAAACTTCTTGGAAGCGAACTCCGCCTTAGCCTGAGCCAGGGGATTCTTCTTGGACTGAATAACAGACTGTCCACCGCCCTCTGTAAGGGTTGCTTTCTCAAGCCTCTTAACTTGACGCTTGAGTTGTTTTTGTTGTTTCGCCATGTGAGGCGATTGTTGTAACACATAATCTGCAAAAGCCATGTCAGCCGCCTTTAACAAACCCCTACTGTCATTTTTCAGAGCAGGGTCAGAGTTGTATCTCTGCACAGTCATCTGTGTGAGCGGGTGGCTCATGTTCGGGGAACCGTCTTGATTGAAAGCAACGGAGTATTTATTACGGACGGTCTGGAAAGCCATATTAGCTTCCTGTTCCTTCCTTAACTTCGTGTCTCTCTCTTCAACGATTGTCCTGAACTTCTGCTCCGCTTTACGGTCGTCTATCTTACGCAGTTCCATTTCCGCCCAAGCTTTCGCACGGGCATCATCGGATTCGTTCTTGTACTGAATAAGCTGTTCTTCCGTATACTGAGGTTGTGCTTGCGGTTGCTGGGGTATGGCTCTCTGAACGGCCTCTTGCACTACTGATGGTAGATTCGCATTGACCTCGTCGTACTTCCGCTTCATTTCCATGTAGCGGTTTTTATACGGGACGCCCATCTCATCTACTTCACCCTGGGGTTTAACGACTTCGGGAGTCGCTTCAGGCTGTTCAGGAGTTTCTTCTTCAGCAGGGGTGGTCTGCTCCGTAGTCTCCTCTACGGGTTCTTGTACACCCTCTTCCGTGGTGGATGGCTCCACGTTTACATCCTGATTCTCTTCCATAACTCTCCCTTTTTACGCCTTGGAAGGCGGTTAATATCCGTAGACGTTATACTCGCCCACAATTCCTTCTTCTTTCACTTGCTTGAAATCAAATACCTTCTTGCCTGCCTTACGGAGTTTCTTCTCTTCATCGGGCTTAAAGAAGAACTGCCCTTTCCTTAATTCAATAGTACCCTTGTAAAGACCTGACGCCACGGCATAGGCTTTCTTATAGGCTTCCTCTGCCACCTCATCTTTAAACTTACCTGACACAGCTTGTTTGTAAGGCTCGTTCTGATTCTTAACGGCGTAGTAACCCTTTTGCCCGACCTCTTCAATAGAGACCCCGAACTCATTAGCACGATTCGCTGATACTCTATTCAGGACTGTGGAACCGACCATCTCCATAACGTCCTGCTTCTGATCAGCAGCTTCTCCGTAGATGATGTTTGCCAATAACGTGATGTCGTCCATATTAAACCTTTTTCCTGCCCTTGCCCGTGTTACGTCCGCTACGACCTAAATTCCCCTTTGCCGCCTTTACTTTTCTGGACCTTGCCATTCAACCCTCCTGGTAGTCTTTCTGAATAACCTTATCAGGGTTATCCTCTTTGTATTTCTGGTCTAGTGCTACTTTCATATCGTTCTTGTAGTCATCAACGAGATTCAGAACTTTCATTACTGCTAACTTTGTAACACGGTATTCAAACCACGCCTTATCGTCTGAGACGTTCTGCCAAGTGTCATCAAGACGCCAGCGTTGTTCGTTAAAATCATCCACTACAGCCAACCACCCAGGATTACTCTCCAGAGAATCAACAACCATCTGACACTTATTGATTAAATCCTGAAGACTACTGACTTGGGGGGAGGTTCTCCTCCGAGGAGATGTCTTCGGTTGTTGCAATGGCTTCTGAGATTTGCTTGACGATACCTGCTTTTTGCTCTTCGGCATCCAGGTTCTCCTTTGCTTGTTCGTCAGCCTTTAACATTTGCATACCTTGGACATCTGGTTCTATGTTCATCTTCTTCTTAACGCCAGCTTGTTCAGCGGGAGTCAGGTGTTCGGGCTTGAACTTAATATCAGGAGGAGGCGGAGGAGGCGGCTGTAGTTTCCTAGGGTCGGTGATATACTCTTCCCATCCCGCTTCGTCGAGTGTCTGGTAGAACTTCTTGAATACATTGTACAAATTATGAGGCTGGACGATTCCGCTCTGAAGGGCGATAGGATTGAGAGAGTTCTCCATAATCAAGCCAGCCTTTTGACGGCGGGATTCAGGGTTGAAGTTCTGGTCATTACCCCGAATCTTGATTTTGTACTTACCCTGTACTTCTTCACGGGTGAGTCTGATTTTCTCCCAACCGTCCTGACCGAAATACATGAACTCTTCCTGGTCGTTACCCATCTGACACCACAAGTCCCAAACCATAGAAAAGAGCTCTGAGAAGGCTTCGGTGTATGTATCGGCATCCAGACTAAAGACTAGTTGTGCCGACTGACCCTGCTGACCCACCTCAAAGGCGGTTCTGGGCTGTCTACGGTTGACCATAGACTGAAGACCAAAGTCTATCTGACCTATCAGTTCCTCAATCTTCATCTCTAGTATCATCTGCTCGTCTTTATAAGAGAACTCTGCGTTCAGGTTCGTATTGTTCATAAAGACTATATCATCAGGCGACTGTCTAGGTATGGCCTGAGACGGAACGAACTTGATAAGATTGGGATTGACTATCCCCGCCCTGTAAGTAACCATCGGGGCGTTTCGAAGAGTCTGAGAGTCTATCTTCTGGTTATGCTGAGTGTCGACTTCTTTAACTAAGTCTTCAATCATTTCTGGCAGACCACGGTGGGAGAACCACCTGTCATCACAGAGTTCATTGACTAACTTAACAAAGGGGAACTTCCCGTTATTGAAGGGAAGGGTTATCTTTCTCAAAGTAACCCCGAAGTCAGGTGCGAAGGTAAAGAGACACTTCTCCTCTTCTCCGTCATCATTTAAGTCATACCAAGCATACGTCTCCCAGATACGAACCAACCTTGAGGGGTTGTTTAGTCTGTCAATACCTTCTCTCGTATCCTTAGCTATTTCAGAAAGAACGAGTTGATCCGCTAATAAGTCTTTCCATGCCCATATAGAGTCTACGGCATCCTGAGACCACTGTTTCGCCTCTACGTTCTTTACAACCGTATCATAGGGTAGGAAGAACTCATGCGTAAGCATACGAGAGTCTTGAGGGTTCCATCCGCTGTCCGAAGGGACGTAAACGTATTCAGGGCTCGCTAAGGCAACGTCAGGGTAGTTACAGAGGACGTCTTTTAGTTCTGCTTTTATTTTATCTTTACCCTGAAGAATCTCACCTAAGACACGGTCTAGTTCTTTATCATTCTCCGTGGCAACGAGGTCATTCATATCAACTTCTAAACGGTTGATAAGTTCTTTCTTAATCATCTCAGGGGTTGTCTGAGGACCGTAAAGTTGACGGACTTCCTGCATGGATAAGTCTTTAAAGGAGTATTCTTCTATGCGGGTCGTTATCTCTTGTTTCCAATAAGGCTTTAATAGATAAAAGCCCTTTTCGATAGACTGGTCTATGGCGATAATACCCTTAGACTTGAAGTTCATTTTGTCCATGATGAGGTGGTCGAGCCACTTCTCAATCTTCATGGCTGTTTCAAGACTCCCCGAAGGTCCAGGGATAGCCTGGACGACAGGGCGAACACCGAAGATGATTTTAACCAACTGGCTTTTTATCTTACGGAGTTTTGTCTCTATGGTAGGTAGGCGGAGATTAGCACAGCCAGGGAAAGGGAAAGTCTTTGCAGGCTTAATCCGCATCCTCATATTGTGCCACTTTTCCTGCTTACCAGCCCACACATCTGTCTGGTCCATCGCCTCGTAGACCATGTCTGAAAAATGATCGAACAAGTCGTTAATGACGGGAGGCTGTTTAATCGGTTTGTCCCCAGCCTTATCTTGTCTGCTCTTTATCTTTGCCATGCTACCATCCTCTGCGTATGTTTTCACAAACCCTTAAAACGTCCTCTTCCGTGACGTTCATATGGAGCGGGAGGCAAATGTAATTCTCCTCCAGCATATTCATTACGGGAAGGTCCTGCCTCTTCCCTCCGAAAATCTTGTATATATCATTCCTCATATGGACGATGTTCGTGTCCACTTCCTTCTCGTAAAGCATCTTGGCGAAATCGTCCCGCCTCTCCACTAAAGCGGTGCAGAGCCAGTAAGTATTGAGTTCTCCGTCTATCAGTTTGATACCTGGCACGGAGGAAAGCTCTCGTTTGTATAGATTGAATAACTGCCTCCTGTACCTTATAACTTCACAGTAGTGTAGAAGACCCGCTAAACCCATACCAGCGGCAATATCATTCATATGCCACTTGTAACCTAAGACCTCAATGTCGAAGACCATCTTACGGTCTTTGTAACATTGCCAGTTATTCTCTTCTTTCTTTTCCCTGTCTATACCAAACCATCTTTTTAACTTAGCTGCTTTATAAGTCTTGTCATCAGGACAGGTCAACATCCCACCGTCACCCGTGGTGATATGTTTAATGGCTTGAAAAGAGTTACAGGTGAAGTCTCCCTTAAAAATACCTAAAGCCTGACAGGCGTCACTTATTACTGGTACTCTTAGTTTCCCGACATCCGCACCTATCCCCCCGACATGGACCTGAACAACTGCCTTCGTCTTGTGGGTCATCTTCCTCTTGACGTCCTTCGGGTCTATGTTCATCGTTGTCGCAAGGATGTCTGCAAACACGAGTTTGACGCCACGGCGTAATAAAGGAATATTCGTAGCTGTGCATGTGAAGGGAGTTGTTATGACCTCATCACCAGGTCCGAGGTCTAAAAGGTCGTAGGCTAACTCTAACGAAGCCGTACCTGAATTTAATGAAACAGGATACCTGACACCAAACATCTTTGAGAACTTATCTTCGAATTGATTGACCTTGTTCGACTGGCCTATCCACCTGCCCTGCAACGTCTCATTTACTTCTGTCAACGCTTCATTAGGAACATAGGGCTCGAACAAGTTCAGCATCGTTTCCTCGCAGTCGTTAGGGATGGGAAGGTGTGGATGATATCAAACTCGTACTTCTTATTAAGATCATCATCTTCAAAAACTGTCTTAATGGGAGTCTTCTTGAATTTAGTCATCCAGGAAACCTTGTCCCTCTGAGAGGAGCCACCCTCTAAGAGAACGACGGAATCTTTGGTTAATTTTTTGTACCAGTCTGTCAAAATACGTCTGTAGACATCACCATCGTTAGATAAGTCTACACTTAAGAGGTCTACGGAGTTGTTACAGTAATCTCGGTAAACATCGAAGGCGTTCTTCTGGATTAAAGCTACAGGTAATCCAACGAGGTTCCTTCTTGCTGTTACTTTAGATACATGGTGGAAGGCGTAACTATCCCACAAGTCATAACAGTAAAGGTTCCCCCTGTGATTACTTTTTAAAGCGGCGGCGATGTAATAAGCGGAGTTGCCTGCGTAAGTACCTAATTCAACACAAACAAGAGGTTTGAGGATTTTAGTAACCCCGTAAAAATAAAGTGGGAAGATTGAACCATAGGAACGGGTCTCAATATCCTTCATGGCAACCATTAGTAAGTTTCTCCGTAACCCGAAT